CCAGCAAGGGCTAGCTAAGGCACTGGCTCAGTCAGCCTGTAATGAGGGCATGAGCCTGTTCTCAGCCTTTGTCATGCTGCTCAACTACCAGCGTCAAGGCAAGATGAAGGGCATGTGCGAGATCGTTGAGTGGAGTATCCGTGATGAGTCTAAGCACGTGGAAGGCATGACTCGCCTGTTCCATGAGTTCCTGAAGGAGCACCCACGGATCGTTACTGACGAGTTCAAGCTTGGCATCTACCAGATGTTCCGTGATGCGGTAGCTCTCGAGGACAAGGTTATTGACCTAGCCTACAAGGAGAGGAAGGAGATCGAGGGCTTGTCTGCTGCAGAGGTGAAGCAGTACATTAGGTACATTGCTGATCGCAGATTGATTCAGCTAGGACTGAAGGGCAACTGGAAGGTCAAGGAGAATCCCCTGCCTTGGCTGGACTGGATCGTGAATGGTGACAGCCTGAAGAACTTCTTTGAAGGCGTGGTTACTGACTATAACGCTGACGGTATGTCAGGTGACTGGGGCTGGGCTAAGGCCGCTTAAGGAGAACAGAATGGAAATTGAAATCGGATTGATCAGTGGAGTGTCCCTTGGTTTTGAATACCAGGAACTAGATAAAGGCTACCTAGTCTTCGACTTGTTTATTATTAGAATCCTACTGAGTCGAGCGACAGAAGAGTAATCCCAGAGCAGTACCTTTACAGCCCTCTTCGGAGGGCTTTTTTTATTCCTTGGAGTAGAGAGCCTTCTCGTCTTCTCTGCGCTTGAGCAGGCCCTTGAGCACCTTGCCGCCTGCCTTGGCCCACTTCAGAAACTCTTCTGCAGCTCCCTCGTAGTCACCACGATTATGCTTCATACGTAGGCTGGACTTCTGCAAGCTTCCTAGTCCTACGTTAAAGCTGAAGCTAACCAGGGCATCGAACTGACCCTGAGTCATCTCTCCAGGGCAAAGCCTGTGTACACCCATCTCAAACCTAGCTAGGTCCTTCCTTAGGATGTCGTTGATCTCGTCCTGGGATAAGGTCCTGTTCCAGCCAGCAGGTAGTTCCAGGTTAAGGCGGTCTGCAAAAGGGACTCGTGCATGATTAGGATCAATAACATGTCCGACACCTATGGTCCACAGACGGGCTGGACAGCGGTAAGCAGTGGCTTTGACACCTTCGTGGTGCTTGATCATCTTGATGCACTCGTCAGATACCCACACTACTTCTTACCCCACTGTCTACTTCCAAACCAGAAGGAAATGATTCCGCTTAGCAGGGCCATCTCATCTTCGGAGAAAACCACGTCACTAGCTTTGATCATGTCATCGACAGACTGCACTTCACCAGACAACATGAACCAGCTAACCAATGCAATATTGATCAGGACTAGTTCAATAACAAAGATGAACGTAACAGCAGGACGAACCATACCATTAAGGTTAACCACCCACTCAGACGCACGAGCCATGATAGCCTTGTCATGGTCCAGTGCGGCACCTTGACGCTGAGCATCAGTCTCCATAGCAATCTGGTCAGTGCGGATCTCTTCGATCTTAGCCTGGGCAAGAAAGCCTTCTTTGGCTAGCTGCAGCTCACGCTCAGTCTGCATCTGTGCAAGCTTAAGCTCGTGCTGCTTGTCTGCCTTGTCCTGGAAATACTCTAGAATCTTAGGCAGGCCAGAGGCAAAGAAACCAATTGCTGATGATATTAGGCTAAGCATCTACTACTCCTTAATCTACAAAATAACCTTCAGTGAACGGATTTATACCACGCTTTAACATTTCTTTAGCAACAATAGCTCGATAGGCATTAGGGTCTGTAACCACCTCACGCATGTACATTAGACGTATTCTGCTACGAAGTTCAGACACTATTCCCATATACACTTTAGCCTGCATACGATCAGGCAATGCCAGGAAGCCAGGGTTGCTGCCTAAGTTCTCAGCAACTTGTCTAGCAACGTCACCCATCCTATTGGACATCTCAACATACTTATCTGCTGGTAGTTTATAACCATACAGATCCCTGCTAGGAGGGCTGATCCGCAGCTCAGGATTATCTAGTACTCTACGAGTAGCATCGTTGATTACAGGAGAGACAGGCAAACCAGTTACCAGACCAGAGATAGGCAGGTTCCTCTCTTCGCCTACCACGTTGACAGATGCAGGAAGGGTCTCACGGATTACAGGAATACGAGACTTCAGATTGTTCACAATCCATGCACGTAGGTCTGGGTCTCTAACTTCACGCACCAGAGGATCTTCCAGTCTAGCAATCGTGTTCAGGATGTTAGGAGTCAAGCCATTGGTCAAACCAACTAGGAAAGATTCTACTCGATCTGGATCCTGGATAGCCAGCATCATGTCAGCTAAACTCTGAGTGAAGGTCTTGTCAAGGAAAGCTGCTCTGACCACGTCACCCATGTTCTTAGCAATGCCAGCCACTCCCTTGCCCTCACGAGCTGCTTGTTGGACAGCCTCAAATGACCCCGCCACTAGGCCTAAAACGGTCTGTACGGGCTCGATACCAGCGTAGCTTATCCACCTCTCACCCACGCCTGGGACGTTCATCTTCATCGAATACTCGGGCTTGCCTTGGGCCTGCCACTTAGCTCTTTCTGCTGGATCAGAAGGCATACCACCAGTGAACTTGTTGTCTTGCACCATGCCGTAGGCCCAGACTACCATCCCAGTACCAAGGATCTGCTGACCAATGAAGTCACGATTCAGATCCTGCTTGAACTTGACCTCACCTTCCAGCTTCATGATACGCTCTTCAAGCTTGGCTGCAGCAGCAGGACTCTTAGCATTAGCTAGCTTATTACGTAGGCTACCGATAGCGTCTTGTAGATTGGTAATATCCTTGACACCCTGACGATAACGAGCAAGACCAATACCTGGAATATAACCAGCACCAAACTTAGCAATGTTAGTAGGAGTGATAATAAATGGTAGGACAAGGCTCAGCTCAGGGATATCACGAGCAGCTTGAGCCACTGCCTTAGTTCCTTTGTCGATCAGGCTATCGCCTAGCTTACTACGGAAGGTACCATAACGTGCAAAGTCATCAATCTCTTGAGCCCAGTCAGGAGCTACCTGCCTCAGGGTATCGAATAGACGATCATCAGCTCTGGATTGTTTCAGTGCCTCGCGCACGTCATCAATAAACTTGCCTGGGGTGGTGCCACGTTTAGCTAAGAAAGTCCTAACACCTTCGTTAGTAGAGGCCTCACGTCCAATACGATTGAGCATTACCTCTAGCTGGGCATGCTCGAACAATGTAGAGTATGCATCGTCAACACCACGCTGCAGCTTCGAGGGCCAAGCAAGCAGCATGTTAGCTGCCTTGGTAGCAGTGTTCAATTCATTGGGATCTTGTCCAGGCATCTGCAACCAGAAGTCATACTTGGACCTAGTCTGCCCATCGATCTCTACAGTATGGTCTCTGATACCACGCATGAACCGAGGAAATACTTTCTGGAAGGCGTAGCTGTAGCCCTTCAGAATATCCATAGCCTCTCCAGGTCTACCTGAAGCAAGACGAGCTAATGGCAGTTCGATAAACCTAGTGGTGTTACCGATAATGTTCTTAGCAATGGTAGAGATACCAGACAAATAGTTGTTACGAACCATGCTGGCAAACTGCTGACGAAGGCCAGGGTTCTTCAGAGAGTCAACCATAGCCTCAGAGACAGCCTTAGCAGCCGCCTCCTTATTCAGAGATGGGTTATTCAGTGTATCGTCTACACCTCGAACTACTGACTTCAGCCACTGGATACAACGTGCGGAGAAATTTATCATTTAGCAAGGTCCATTTGCAATGAAACTAGATATCTTACCACCGTTCTTGAACATCTGATTTAGGTTCTCAAACGATTTAAGAGCAACAGATACAGCATTCTTGTCACCAGCAATGGCTGCTGCAGAGCTCATGGTCTTGGTTAACTGTGATCCAAGGAAAGCTACCATGTTATCGTCACCAGCCAGGAGAGCTTCGTCAAGCTGCTGCATCAGGATAGGCAGGTCTTGCATCTGCTTAGCAAAGATAGGATATACAATCTGTCTCTCTGCGTCAGTCAGCACGTCACCCTTGCGATACTGCTTGGCGATGTCATCAGCCACTCGACTGTAAGCCTCATAGTCCTCTGCACCTACCTCAGACAATAGACGCTTAGCCTCTGCCACTGCTGCAGCTTCCTTATCTTCCAGCGACACACCGATACGAGTAACACTCTGCAGCCTCTGCTTGCCAACCTGAGCCAGCATCTTCAGAGCTTTGGATGATTCATCGTCTAGGTTTTGAGACAAGACACCGAGCAACTTGAACTTCTTGTTCGGATCCATCTGACTGATACGAGCAAGCTGGTTCGCCGTGAATGGACGAACACTCTTAGGAGCAAACTTCTTAAATAGTCCTATGTTACAGACTGGTTTCTTAGCAGCCATCTAACTCTCCTGCAAGGGCAGCGTCAATCAGAGTATCAGTATTCTTATGCTTATTAACCAGCATGTCTTCCAGACTACGAGCTCTGAATGCTCTACCTTGTTGCTGTTTTGATGCTTGTAATAGTTTCGTATAATCTTTAATCGTGGCTAACATATCCAGGTCAGAGGCATTAGGATCTAATCTCTTATAGATATCAGCCACACCTTCGGCTTTAGCCTGAGCAATCTTGTCACCAGGGACCATATCGTCAGTCAAAGACTTACCAAAATTATACACTATTTTAGTCTGTTCGTCAAGGTGTTTCTCGATAGGATTAACTACGCTATCAAGAGCCTTGGACATACGGAAGGGAATGACATCGATTGGTTTCTTACCCTTAGAGGCTGCAAGCTGTGCCTGTTTACCCCTTGCGATTACTTCCTTACGTACCTCAGCACCCAGTTTAGAAATCTGAGAATCAGACAGGTTTAGCGAAGTCTTCAGGAACTTTACATATTCATCATGAGACTTAGACTTGGTAGTAGGATTACCTACAATGTACAGAGCCTTGTCTACTTCAGTCTCAAACTCAAGCTTAGACGTGAAGAACGAAGGCTGTGCACCACGGAGATAGTTAGGAAGCTTGGGCAGGTTATTAACATCGAACTGGTTAACAGCAGCCTGCACTACATCCTGGCCCTGGGTGTCCAAAGTCTGAGCTACAGGGATCACTGGGTTTAGCTGGGCAGATACTTCCCTGGTAGCAATCCTACCATTCTGCTTATTGACCCACTGCCTGCCAAGGAACTCATACTCCATGTTATCTGGACCAAGCTTGATGTCACCCACCTTAGGCATCTCAATCTTAGGACCAGCCTCAACCACAGGCGCACCTGGAATATCCACTGTACCGCCACCAGGAAGGTCTACAACGGTCTGAGTAGGCTCCACCCTAGCAGAGGCTGAGGGCACTGTAGCAGCGGCATCAGCACCCCTTCCAAAGCGTTGTACAACCCCTCCGATGGCACCACCCAGGACAGTACCTAGGCCAGCTCCGATAGCTGCGGATTGTAGTCTACTATCCTCTTCAGTAAACTCAGGACGTACAGCACCAGAAACGGCACCGCCTAATCCACCTGCAGCAGCCATACCCTTCCAACCTTTGAAGAAGGCACTACCAGGAAGCAGAGTAGATGGGTTGACAAGACCACCAAGCAATCTACCAGACAAAGTAGACCAGTAGTTCTCAGTCTCTGACTGCCGTGCTAGGTTCTCTTCAAGGATACGCTCGTTAGACAGCTCACCACCAAGGAGCTGTTTAGCACCGTCAACCTCAGATAGAATCTCAGCCTTAGCACCAGCAATGAAGGAGTCAAGTTTAGACATACCCTGACGATTAAGATACCCAATGATTTCGTCATCAGTGTATCCTTCTTCCCTGGCACCAGCGACATCAAAGCCAGTCTTACCAGCTAAGTAGTCTGCTATCTCAGTCTTGGAGTAGCCTTCTTTCTGTGCTCCTACTACGTTAAAAGCAGCCACAGTTAAGCCCTTTCAAAGAAGCTTCTTAACTTATCCGAGTAGGTCTTTCGTTTACCAGCATTCTTCTCTTGAATCTCTTTTAGAAGGATGGCCTCATACTCAGCAGCATCTACGTCACTACGTACAACCCATCCACTCTCGCCATCTTCAATTTCTTCATCGGTAGGAAGATTGGACTTTGCCTTAGACTTAGCAGCTGCCTTAGCCTTAGGAGCAGGAGGTTCAACCACGGGCTTAGGTTCCATTGCTGCACGCTCTGCTTTTCGAAGAGCCTTCTTATTAGCTTCTGATGCAGCCTCGCCTTGAGCAAAGCTAGCGGCAGACGTAGCAGGCGCAATGACAGAATCAGAAGCAGCAGGTGCGTTAGCTGGAGGAGTAGGGGCAGCATTAGGATCAAAGCCACTGATAGGTTTCTTCTCACCTTTAGGAGCAGCTTTCTTATCGCCATCAGCGGGCTGGTCTTTCTTAGCCCCAGCGGCTAGCAAAGCTGCTAACGAATCTGGTTTAGTAATGACCTCAACCTCACCAGAAGCAACTGGAGTATCATCCATCTTGTACAGTCTACCAGCCTTCTCGTACAAAGCACCACCACCCTTGAGCTGATAGGTAGAGCTAACTTTCTTACCACCTTCCAGAGTAGCAGTCATCTTAGAAGCTTCAGCAGCAGCCAATGCAGCAGGCTGAGCATAACCAGCAGCAGCTAGCTGACGAGCAATGCTAGCGTAAGCGTTAGCAGAAGCAGTGGGATCAGTAGGATCAATACCCTGCAGCCCCTGAGAGATAATGCTGTTGACTTCAGATACCCTACGCAAAGCAGGATCTGATACCTCAAAGAAGCCACGTCCCTGGAACAGGTTAGCAATACCACGACCAAGCATAGCACCTGACGTAGCAGCTAATCCTAGCTGAGGGTTCTGGAAGTTCTGATACTTCTGAATCTCTTGCTGAGCTAACTGACGCTGCAAGTATTCAGGATCATTACCTAATATCTGTTGTGCGCTAAGTCCCATATCTAATCCTTAGAATAAACCGTAGTCAGAGAAATTCATACCAGAAGGTACTGATACTCTTCCTTGGAATGGGTTAATATAAGTTCTCATATCAGTAGCAAAAGGAGTTCTAGCAGCAGCTCCGCCACCACCACCAAAGCCACCAGCAGCAGCAGACAAGGCAGCTTGCAAGAATGCAGAATTAGCAGCGTTAGCTTGCTGGACACCCTGGTAACGGGTATTAGCAGCCTGAGACATACCAGCACCAAGCAACTGACCACCAGCAGCAGAGCCTTGAGTAGCTAGACCACCAAGCTGCAGACCAAGATTGTAAGGATCTTGACCAAGCTGCTCGATACTCTGAACAGTACCAAGGGTAGACTGTAGAGGAGCAAGTGCCTGAGTAGGGATCGCATACTGTTGACCAAGGAGACTAGAACCAGTACCATACAAACTAGTTCCGAAGCCAATCTGCTGCTGTGCAGCCTGCTCAGCCTGGGCAGCTAGCTGTAGATCCTGAGTCCTACGAGCCTCTGCTAGTGCACGAAGCTCAGGCTGACCGATGTCACCAACATTAAGACCAGCCCTGCCACGTCCGAATACAGAGCTTGCAAGACGCTGCTCTTCACGTGCGCGGGTAGGCTCCAGGAGTGCCTGTTGCTGGGCCATATAACGCTGTCTGACAGCCTCTGGAGTCTCTCCCAGGTATTGGGTACCAAGGTTAAAAGCCTGCTGAGCAGCAGCCCCTACAGGCGCAGCAGCCATCTGAGCCTGCTCTGCAGTGGTAACAGCACCACCAGTCAAGCCCATTAGCCTGTCCTGCAGAGCCTTGAGCTCAGGAGCTACGGTGTAGCCTCCAGCAGTTACTCGTGGAAGACCAGTGACTGGATCAGTCTCAGTGGTGAACTGTGACGTGCCGAACCTAGAGGTCATCCCAACAGGACGGAAGGCAGACGCATAAGCAGCTAGACGAGCAGCTTCAGCCTGCTGAGCAGCAGCCCTATCTGCAGCAGCTCTAGTCTGGTCTGCACCAGTAAAGACATCTAGTACGTTACCAACGATCTTACCCATTATAGACTCCTTGAGTATACTTTGTATACATTTCCATCATTTCCTTTGACAAACTGCAAGAATGTAAAACCTATTGTCTCACCAAACTTACCTAACTTCTCATTATCTACTAGTCCGTAGATAGGTACATTAAGTAAGTCTTGCAGTCTATCTAGGTTTCGTACATAGTCCTTCTTTACTTCGGAGGTCCACTTCCAAACATCAGTGTGTAACCAGAACAAATCGTTTGCGTACTCTAGATACATTATGTACTCAGCACGCTGTACTACTGGCAGCTTACCCATTAAGCTTTCATAATGTACGCAAGAGCGTAGTATGGAGGCAGGTTAGCGTTGGTACCAGAGGAACCAGTAGACCCAGTAGTCCCGCTTACTGATACACTGTGAGTGTGTGACGCATCAAAGTTAATACTGCCCACGTTAGAAGTATCAGTAGAAGCAGGAGAGGCGTTGTCAGTATAGTTACCACCCTTAGAGAAGACACCAGTGGCAACACCACCGTTGTACCAAGTCTCAGAAATCTTCTGCAACGAACCAGTAAGTGAAGCACTGTCTGTAGTAGCTGATGCACTGAATGTGTGCGTGTGTGCTACAGCAATTGCGTTTGCACTACCACCAGTAGCGGCTACAGCATAAGCAGAACCAGCACCTACAACAAACTTATCACGAAGGTCTGGAGTTCCATTAGAACCATTACACAGGTACCAGCCACTAGGGATAGAAGCAATGCTACCAGACCACATGATAATACCACCACTAGGGAATGCAGCAGTGGCAGCAGCAGTAGCAAAGGCAGTGGTAGCAAGCTGAGTCGTGTTAGTACCAGCAGCTGCAGTGGGTGCCGAAGGAGTACCAGTAAAGGTTGGGCTATTGATATCTGCTTTAGATGAGATAGCAGAAGCTACAGCAGTAAGCTCCGTATCAATCTCAGTACCTTTAACTAGCTTATTACTATCACCACTAGGAAGAGAATCCTTAGCGGTAAAGTTAGTGGCTTTCGTATAGTTACTCATATCTTATCCTTAGATAATAGTCTTACCTAGTTTAACACCTACGTCAATCTTCTGAATTGACAAAGGATTACCATTAATATCTGACTCAATGCCAATCTGCATCACAGCACCTGACCCACCTAAGTTAGCAGTGAAACGATCAAGGACAATACCACCAGAGTATTCAGCAATGTTATACTCAGCAATACCGTATTCATATGCAGTTGCTGACTCTAGATTGGTAGTCACAGATTGATAGTTGTCGGTATAGTCAAAGCCATACTTAATAGCAATAGCCTGATTAGAACCACCAATAACAACAAAGCCAGCCTTCTTCAATACCTTAATGCTAGTTGGTTGATCAAAGTCAAAGTAGTTAGTAAAGTAACGCAGGCGATAGCTAGTACCATTATCATCATGACCAAAGTACTTACCAACATAACCAGCTTTACCAATCAAGAGCTCTTTAGCTACAGTGGTAGTAAAGGCGTGAGGCTCGATACCAGTCCAGATAGTAGCTCTGGCTGAGCCATCCTGCAGAGGAGCCCTGAGGTCAAAGCAGTAGACAAACTTAGTAGCAGGCAAGGCAAGCAGGTAGAATGCATCACGATCGTAATACACTGCACGAATCTTGGTGGTGGTCTCTGATGCTACGTTAGCTACCAACTCATCTCGTACGTTCTTAGACAGGTCACGGAAGGGTAGAGACTTCTCTTGCACCACGCGCTGCAGGCTACGTACGCCAGAGTCAGACAAGAAGACGATATCCGTACCAGTGTTAACG